GCGCTGGGGCCGGGGATTCCCGAGCCGCGTCACCCGGCGCCCGGCTTTGGAGATGAAGAAGCCCTGCTCCTTGAGTTGCTTCTTCCGGACTCCAAGCGCCGATTTCGTTCGGCCCGAGATAAGTTCGCGCTCTGTTTGAGCCAAGCCGATAGCAAGGCAGAAGGTAATCGTTGTCGCCTCGGGGTAGTCTATCGCCAGCAGATCGACCCCCGTGTTGCGCAAATACAGCGCGTACTCCGCATCACGGGAGAGTCGATCCAGTTTGGCGACGATCAAAGTTGCACCTTCACGCGCGGCCAATTCCATCGCGCGACGAAGGCCCGGTCGGTTCCGATCCTTTCCACTGCGAATGTCACGGAACTCGCCGATATTCTGCCCGTGTGTGCGGGCAATATATTCGCGGCACTGATCGAGTTGGGCTTCCAAACCGAGGCCCGAACGCCCCTGCTCTTCGGTGCTCACGCGAGTGTAGATGCAATACTTTTTCATGTGCTATAAATGTAGTTTACAACATAGGGAAGGCACTCCTCGAAAGACTGCATTTCGGCGCATATATCGTCCTTGTGAGGACAGCCGAGGCATTTCCCTTGCCGAGCGTAATCTTCCATCACAATGCGCCGAAAATCGTCTTCTGTAAGACCGTCGTCATAATCGGCATCCCGGGCAACCATCAGGCATGTGAGATGTGCCTTCCATGTGTATATCTCACCGTCGTCCTTGATGGTTTGGATGTTGTATTTCTCCCCCTTTTTGATCTTGCCGGAGCAGAAATTACAGACGTGATCCTTTCGCGCGACGACGTTGTTATCAGCAAGCATTTTCATCCTTCTCTCTGGTTACGGCTTGCATCGCCGCGATCTTCATGCCGTTGATCTTCTGGTGTTGCATGCCGAGTTCCATGCCGATGATGACGAGGAGTTGGTCGCGGCGGTTCGCCATCACTCCGATCTGCTTCTCCACGACGCTCAGGATGATCTCGGCCGCTTCGGTCAGGATCGGACCCCGGCCGTTCTCCTCCTTGAATGCTTCCGTAGCCTTCTCCACTTCGTTCCACATCTTGTTCCACTTCTCGTCGTCGAAGTAGTCGCCGAGCATAGCCTCAACGAAGTTCATGTTTTTGTGGTCCCAGCGAGCCGGAGCAAGCCAGTCGAAATTCTTGTTCATGTTATTCGATAATTTTGATTAAGGCCACCGAGGTGGACTGACTGGTGATACCCGTGATCCGGGCCTGACACTTGGAGCCATAGGGGACGTAGGCAAGACCGTCCGGCAGGCAGGTAATCCGCGCGATGGTTCCGTTCGGAAGTTCCGCCATAGGCCACTTCTTCGCGTCGTCGAAGGGATTCTGGATCGCCTTTACAAGAATGTCGGCGCCGACGCGGTACGGTCCGTGGCCGGAATCCTCTTCGAGCGCGGGTGCGGTCGCTTTCTTCTCTTTGCGCGGGCGCAGGATATTCTGGCCCATTGCGATGCTAACGAAATAGCCAGCCTTTTTCGCGTTGTCGAAATCGCGGATGAACCACCAGATACCCAGCACCCGGACATAGGCGGCCCATTTACCATTGTGAAGTCTTCTCTCGAATTTCATCGTCTAAGATATTTTTAATGTATTTGGGAAACTTTTTCTTGTAGGGAGAATCCCATGCCCCTTCCGTGATTATCACTTCGTATGCCTTAACGCCGCGGTGCACCGCAAATGACTTGTCACCTCTGCATACATACCACTTCTTGTTAAGGTCGTAGCCGAGTTCCACGCACACAACACTGATTTCGTCGCGCCTGAACTTTAGGTCTTGAATACCGTACATATCTGAATCGCATCTTAGTACTATATTTACAGGACCAACCGAAAGCAATTCGCCTGAATATGGTGTCGAGCGCTCGTTCACCATTATCCGCTTTCCTAAAAATCGTTTCATTCCAGTAATTTATTGAGCATTAGCGGCTCTGTTTCGCGGAGCCTCGCCGCGGTTATTTATGTTTGTGCTGTTCCGAGACGTAATACGCCCCGATGACATACTTGTCCATAGCGATATAGCTTTTCGATCTGGACGTCGGTGAGAGTTTTGCCGTAGAACGATCCAGAGAACAGAATCCAGTCGTGGTGTACCTTCACCCAGCCGTTCTCTTCCAGCCAGCGATCCGGATTCCGCATCTCTTTGACTGGAATCTTTTTGGACGCGAGCATTTTGGACGCGAGCAACCGTTCGGCGATGTTGAGGTGGAGCAGGTTTTCCGTGCTCCCGTTGAGGCCGTAGAAGTCGCCATCGGGCGACAGCCACCCGGCGTCGTACCCCTCTGTGATCTCTACGGGCTTCAACTCGGTTTGATGATACTCTTCTATTTTCTTCTCGTTCTCCATCCACTCCGACAGTCGTTGCTTCTGGAAGTCCTGCTTCCGGATGGAAGCCTCTACTTCGGGATCGGAGCACGCGAGGGAATCGAGGATCGTTCGTACACGAAGAACGGAATCGGAAAAGAGCACTCGGGACGTGTTCAGCGCATCGCACATCCATACGATAACCTCGTACACTTCGCCAACCCTTACAAAGAAGCCGTTCGCTCCTTCCACCACTCCCTTGATCTGTTCGACCGTGCCGGAATGCGGATTGTCGAGAAGTCCCGCGTCCTCGCATCCGGAAATGTAGCTGACAAGTTCCGGGTATCGCACCGTGAACTCGAACTTGCCGCCAGCGTCCGCGATGGTCTGCCGGAGCCGTTCGAGAACCTCTACCCACTCCTTCGCCTCTTCTTCCAACAGGACGCGCTGGGCCCTAATCCAGTCATTGAACTTTCCTCCGGCTCCGGGCGTGCCCGTTACCTCCTGCGTCGCCTCGTCTTCGCCGAGGATGATCTTGCCGTCCAAAATATCGACGGCCATGCCTTCGGTGCACCCCGGTAGAGACTTGGTGATGATTTCGACAGCCTCTCGCGGATTGTATTTTTCCGTCAACTTCTCCCACGCAATCCGCTGGAGCATCTGGCCGAAGCCCTTACCTATCGTGAATGTTAATCCTCCTTCCATGACGCAAAGATAAATGTTTAATTTTTAATTTGCAAGTTAAAACTCCCTTATTTTTACGACACCCTTACGACGACGCCCTTGTGTCGGTCGTCGTCCCGGTTGAAAGACATGAAGTGCGCATCGTTGATCTCCAGCCCAATGATTTCGTCGATCTCGTCGGCCAGCGCATATTTGAACTCGTAATCGCTGTCGCTAACTTCGTCGCCCAAAGTGAATTTGTGCTCTGAGGAGGACATCGAGTCTGCGTCCCACCACTTCGCCACGAAGCGGCGGCTGAGCAGTTCGTTGTAGTTGATGTAGCTTAAAAACGTTGCCATAATTTACTCGATTCTTGTGATGTAACCGACCGTCCGGTTGTCATCGGGGTTATACATAAAGGTGATGCCGCCTCCGGGCAACATGTAGATCAGTTCGTCGATGTGGGTCTCGATGTACTTGCGCATCATCGGATCGTGGCATGGCTCCGAGAGTTTGAAATCGTACTTTACGCTGACCATCTCCTTCGGGTCGTTGTAGAAGGCGACAAATTTCCGGTCTTCCACAACGGCCTCAACAATGGATTTCCGGGGCAGTATCGGGATTGTTGTCTCCGGCCATATCACTCCGAGTTCGTTGCCGCCTACGTCGGTTATCGTGGCGGGATTGTCGCCGGATAGCCGAACCCAGCCGTCCAGCGGTCTGGTTTTGGCGAACTCGATCTTTCCAACCACGGCCCAAAGTTCTCCGGACTGGTTGAACCCCAGCAAGCGGTCGGGCCTGCTGGGATGGAAGTGCATGATTTTTCTGTTGAATTTCATTGTCTCACCTTTTTAAATGGTCCTTGTTCGTTTTCTACATGGTCGATTCTGAACGGGTAGCCCTTCTTGCCGCTCCATAAGAACCGAAGACAGCGGTATTTCGGGCCCATAAAAACCGTATCTCCTTCGATCTTGTTCACCCGCAGGATGACCTCCTCGGGCAAGTACATATAAGCGTCTCCTACCTTCATGGCTATCCTCGTTTAAACGATCCGTTTTCTTTTTCGAGTTCCTCCTCGACAAATTTCACCGGAAAGGGGTAGCGTCCGTGATCCGCCATATACCCGTACATGCTCCTGCACGTCGGGTCTTCGGGTCTCAAGTACGCCGTAAAATCCCCCTTTCGTTCATCCACGATCTCCTCGACCCGGAGCCGGGTGTTGGTTATCGTGTGAATATAAACATCTCCGATTTTCATTTTTTTCCGTCGTAGTTGCCGAAGAGTTCCGACCCGAAGGTCAGGAACGCGACGGCATAGATTAAGATTGTCAGCATATATTTAGAATTTTATTGTCCAGATGTCGAGGTCGTCCGAGCAGTAGGTATGCCGCATCTTGCCACCCAAAAATTCCACGGCCTCCATATAGGGACCCGTCCCGATGGCTCCCTGCCAGTAGCGGCCATAGTCGCTGATGCAAATGGCACACGGGACTCCTACCCACCTGCCTTTACCACGCGAGGTGTAGTACGGCCCCATTTTCTCCGCCCGACGCCGAACTTTTGCCGGAGTCAGTCGCCAGATCATGCCCTTGAAAAAGGCGTTGAAGACGTAGGAGAGGGCCTGCGAATGCTTGTCGTACCCGCAACCGATCACGACCGGAGAGGTGTAGTGATGCCACTCTTCGTTCTCGGTCTTTACCTTTGCCTCGGCGGTGCAGGTCGATCCCCATGTGCGGTTTTTTCGCCATCTTACGACGATTTCAGCGCACTTCACGTTCATCTGGGACTTCTCCTCCTTTTCTTTCTCTTTGCGGCTCAAATCGGCCTTAATTTTGTCTATCGCGGCCCGGATCACCGTGTCGCTCTTGATTCCGGTAAGTTTGCGGACGCTGGGGACCGTCAGTCGGCGGCCCTCGATGTTCAGCGTCTTGATCGCTTGATTCAGTGTCATAGTTTTGTCAGTTTAAATGTGTAGTACTTGTCGAAGGTCACGGTCGCGGTGTGGCCTTCAATGCTCAGTTCGTAATGATGCGACACTTCGCCATATTGCATGGCCTCCTCGTAGTCTTTTGCTATCACGGGACCGGGAAGTATTCGTTGGCGGCAGAAGTAGTCCAGATACCGTCGCCACGCGATCTCGGGCGGGAACTTGTCCGGACTTTGGATGGCAAGGTTCGAAAGAAAACCCTCGTAATTGTTACCCCACGTCTTGCCGAAGATAGGAGTGTCCGTTCTCGGGTTCACCGCCGTGAAGCCTTCCAGTTTCCAGCCCGGAATGGTTAGGTATCGGTCGATGATTCTGTACCCTTGCCAGACCTCTACACGCTTGCAGAAGTCCACGTTCGTACGCCGCACGATGCTTCGTTTCATCGCCGTTCGTATTTCGGGAACCGCCCGGTGTGCGTGATGATGTAGGGGACGTTGATGTCCTCGATCACGTCGAACTTCACCCACGTCCGCAGGTTCTCGCTGAGCCAGTAGACCCGCGCCCGCTTCTTCTCGTTGTCGATCTCCACGACCTCTCCGATCCGGCCGACAACATAATCCCCCTTACTCCGGACAACTTTCTGTCCGATCTCTACATGTTGCATAGTATCTGATTTAAAATTTCGTTCGCTTCTTTCTCCTCGGCCGCCCGTACAGCGGCGCGGTATTCTGGCCATTTCCGGTCGGCGAAGTCCTGCACGGTCTCCGCCACCTTGTCGATGCCCTTGTAAATTTCCTTCGTCTTGTTGAGGCTCACCCGGTTCCCGAAACACTTGAAGCACTTCATCTGTAAGTCTTGCGTGTTTCGAAATGCCGGGATGTACTCCTCAATGTGGTGCTCGTCACCTACCTCGACGTAACCGAATCGGTCGCCGTCGCGGTAGAAGTGCAGGAACTTGAAACGCCAGTTGTAGTTACTTGCTCGGATGTCGGTGCACTCTTCCGGCAATGTAATGAATTTCTTCATGGCATAAGAAAGTTTGCCGCGAGGATCATTTCCTCCATGATGTAGGAATCCCCGTTATCCTTTAAAAACGCTTCGACGGCCGCCTCTTCAATCTCGGCATACTCCCACGATTCGGAGTTAATCATGTTCAGGCGGTTGAGTTTCAGTGGCAAATACTCGCCGCTCTTGGTTCGGTCCCGATTGATATACCGGGTGTATTTGTCGTCAACGTCCTTGACCCGGAGACGCTCGAAACGCTTCTCGATCTTGTTGTGCCGCATGAAGGTGATACGGTGGGAGTCTACACACGTCCACGACCCGAGATCGGGCTGGAACTTGTAGCAGAACCCTCCGGTAGGCTCTTTGAAAACTTCGACCTTTGCATTCGCTCGTTTCGCCACCGCGACCGCATAAGGGACCCACGAATTCCCCTTGCAGGTCACGAAATGTTCCGTTGCCGCGTACACTTCGATACCGACGCGCCGCATTTGTTCGACTATGAACTCCTGCTCGTTTTTAGAAAATATCATCGTAATATATTTTGAGTTTGTTGCCGCCCTTGTTCGTCATGCTGGGGAACACGGCCGCAAGTATCGTTATCCGACTGGTTTTCGGTGCCTCTTTGAGTTCGTACACAAGGTTCACATTTTCGTCCGTGTCTACCTCGATGCAGGGGGTCGGGATGTCTTCGTCGCCCAAAACGCGGCTCAATATTTCAGTGACTACCCCCTCGTACCTCGCTACTCTTTCTATCCGGGCCATTACTTTATTCGCAACCTCGGAAAAGGATTTTGTGTTCATGCTCTTTGGAATTGGCCGAGGGTGACAATATATTGTATGTCGCAGATCGGCGTGATAAGTTCGTAAATAGGTTCGTGCCAGTTGTTTCCGGTTCCGTAGAAGCCGTTGAAGGTGAAGCGGGCCCCGTGCATATTTGCCCACTCCAACGCCTTCACCTCCGGATTCGTGAAGGGGTTATTTTTGCGCTCGGCACCCCGCGGTGTCCGGTACTTGTCCCACAACCACGCGAACCCCTTTTGCGCTTGGTCGTAGCTGACCGGGATCGGGTTTTCGAGTTGGATTCGCTCACCCCGGTTGCGCCTCCGTTTCAGGAGCAAAATTTCGTTTTCGTTGATCCAGCCCCGCTCCTCGGCGGCGGCAATGATCTTCTCAGTCGTCTGTTTCATCGTTCAGTTCGTTGTTAAGGTCTATTAATTCTTTGAATGTCTTGAGGTTGTCGAGGACCCAATCCCCGATCTCGCTCCACCTCTTGTTAAGAAGCGCGTGAGAAATGCGGCTCGTTAGCGTTCCGATGCTCGCGTCGATGTGTTTCACGGCCTCCTCCCGAGTATCGAAGAGGTGGCCATCGTTGGTCTCGTATTTAGCGATCCTTTTCATAGATGTCGTTGTAAAGTTCATCGATTAGGAGGTCGAGTCCGTATGCTTGGAAGACGAAGCCCCCGCCGAATACTCGGCCGCGGTACCGTCTCCCTCCGTGCTTGTTCGCCATGCGGCGGGCCGATTCCATTTTATCACAATGGTCGCCGGGGTGATCCTCGTGGACCAGATCGAGGAAGTGGATAATAAAGCGCGGGTTCCCGTAAACGTCGCGCGTCGTGTACATGCCGCCGCTTTTAACGGTTCGGCGATATTCTTCCCGTGTCATGTTTTTCCGCTCTTATTTCTAAACCGCTCCGGTAAATCGTTTCCTCGCCTTCTGCCATTCGGTAGTCGGCGGCTCCTACTTGCGTACCGTTCACAAAATAGGAGACATAGCCGTGCCCGGTGCGGGCCTTCAAATCGCTTACGGCCTCGCGGATGCTTGTGTATGTCTTCATAGTGCTACCATATATCCGAGCCGGGTTCGAATCCATCCGCGCTGGCTCTTAGGCGCGGCGGCCAAAATGTCTTTCATGTCTTGTTCGTCGATCCGGACCACTCCGTTCACGAGCGGTTTCCCCGCCGCCCGGTCGAAAATCCGGTATCTCTTCGGGTCCACCGTGATGACATAGTTCCCGGTGTCGATGGTGAAGTGATCGCGCCCGAACTCCAGCGCTTCGCGGCCGAAGTCCGCCTGCCAGCGGCTTTTACCGATGTCGTATACAAATACCATTTTCGTAAAATTCAAATTCGTTATTTTCCGCGAAGTCCGCGAAATATTCTTGGCTTTGCGTATATTTGACGTCTTCACAGCACGCCGAGAAAAACGCCTCTAAACACTCCTCGATGACGTTGCCGAAAACCTTGCCTTCGGTCGGTTGTTTGGCCGGGCCGAGGATCACCTCGTCCAAATAAAACCCGGTCGGCTCGAAGAGGGACAAGCAGTGCCGGATATATTCATTATCCGTTATCTCTTCGTCCCCCTCGTTTTTCGCCCGCCACCGAAACGAATGGCAGTAGGAATTGTATACATACTCCGTCACCTCGATTCCGAAGGCAGTACAGAACGCCTCCAACGTGCGGCGGTTGTCGGCCTCGAACGCATAGTCGGGTTCCCACGCCTTGTAAGCCGTGGCCTTCGCCTCCTCCGAAAGTTCGGGTAGCTGTAAATCGTTATCGTTTCAGTGCGCATTGTTTCGATAGTTTAAAGTGTGTGTAATTGCGTGCCCGTAAATACTTGACCGCCTCCTTCTCTTCCGCCTCCG